AAGGCTAAGAAAATAATAGGCCACAACATAATAGGTTTTGATATACCTGTCCTCAATAGGTTACATCCTGAAACATCTTCTATCTTTAAAGATACTGCTATCGTAGATACACTGGCTATATCTAGGCTACTTAACCCTGTCAGGGAGGGAGGTCATTCTTTACAGGCATGGGGTAGTAAGTTAGGATTACCTAAGATAGAGTTTGATGACTATGATAATTTCTCTATTGATATGGTTAAGTATTGTGAACGTGATGTACTACTTAACAAAAGAGTTTACGACATACTCAGGAGAGAGGCCAAAGGATTTGGTGCTGAGTCTATTAAACTAGAACAAGAGACTGCTCGTATCATAGCAGACCAACGGAAACATGGATTCTTATTTGACCAGAAAGCAGCATCTCTTTTAAATGCTGAGTTGAATGAGAAGCTTACTAATGTAGTAAAAGAAGTACATAAAGAATTTAAACCGCACACCACCTATCATATACTTAGACCATCATACAAGAAGGATGGTTCTATTTCTAGGATGGGAGAGTTTCGTAACGAGAAGAATAAATCTGGTACAGTTAGAAAGTCTAGGTTATCAGATGAAGAGTTTGAAACCATGCAGTCTGAGGGGGAGGTGGTAAGATCAGAAGTTATTCCTTTTAACTTAGGTTCTAGAAAACAGATAGGTGAGTACTTACAAGAGTTTGGTTGGAAGCCTAGTAAGTTCACACCAACTGGTCAACCTATTGTAGATGAGGGTACTTTAAAAAACATAGATGGTATACCTCAAGCTCAGTTGATAGCTGATTATCTTTTGTATCAGAAGCGTATAGCACAGATTGATTCTTGGTTTGATAAGGTACAGGATGATGGCAGAGTACATGGGTTTGTTATTTCCAACGGTACTATAACTGGACGTATGACCCACCGTGATCCTAATATGGCTCAAGTACCTAGCATTTATTCTCCTTTTGGTAAGGAGTGTAGGTCTTGTTGGATTGTACCTGATGGATACAAACTGGTAGGCATAGACGCTTCAGGACTAGAACTTAGAATGTTAGCACACTATATGAATGATGAGGATTACATAAATGAAATCATCCACGGAGACATACACACCACTAATCAAAAGCTTGCAGGACTTGAATCTAGAACTCAGGCGAAGACTTTCATCTATGCCCTCATATACGGAGCCGGAGATGCAAAGCTTGGAACAGTGGTTGGAGGAAACAAAAAAGATGGTGCAGAACTTAAACAACGCTTCCTTAATAATCTCCCATCACTTAAATCTCTTAGAGACAGAGTTTCGAGAGCGTCAGGAAAGGGTTCGATTAAGTCATTAGATGGTCGCAAACTATTTGTAAGATCACAGCACAGCGCACTTAACACTTTGTTACAGGGTGGAGGTGCTGTTGTTATGAAGAGAGCCTTAGTTATTCTTAGTAAGGCAATAAGTAAAATGGATGCACACTTTGTTGCTAACATACATGATGAATGGCAATTAGAAGTTGACAAGAGCAAAGCTGATATGGTAGGATGGCTTGGTGTAGATGCAATAAAACAAACAGCAGAATACTATAACCTTAATTGTCCTCTTGATGGGGAATACAAGGTAGGGAGTAACTGGAGTGAAACACACTAGTAGTAGGGCCGGAGATTTATCAGAGTACTATGCGGTAACTTGGTTGTGGGATCAAGGTTATGAAGTCTTTCCAAATGCAGGTAGTCAAGGCATGGTTGACATGATAGCGTGGAATCCTGAGACTCAACAAACAATATTAATAGATGTAAAAACAGAAGGCGATAAATCAAAGGGACATGGTAATCATGTTAGAACTAAACGACAAAAATCTAAGAACGTAAGAATACTTCTTTACAATAGAGAAACTCGTAAGCTTAGATTTATGGAGCACAAAGATGCCTAACATAGTAGATGATATATATGAAGCACTAATGCCTTTAACCAAAGGTAAACATTTAGATATATCAGATCAAGATATAGAACAGTTTGGGGAACGCATGAAGTCTGCGTTAAACGCTTGGGCTAGACCGCCTAGAAGAGATTCTTCATTCTCTCTTAGGATGTCAAACATAGGTAAGCCTGTCCGTAGGTTATGGTTTGACAAGAACAATCAAGTAAAAGAAGACAAGCCACACCCTAAAACATTTATAAAGTTTTTGTATGGTCATCTACTTGAAGAAGTATTACTTATGTTATCTAGACTAACAGATAATGAAGTAGATTCTGAACAGAAAGAAGTCGTAGTGGATGGTGTGTGTGGTCACATGGACTGTAAAATAAATGGTGAGGTTGTCGATATAAAGACAGCATCAGGCTTTGCATTTAGAAAATTTAAAGATGGGTCACTAAGAGAGGATGATCCCTTTGGATATATCAGTCAGCTAACAGGTTATGAAGAAGCAGAGGGAACTGAAAATGGTGGTTTCTTAGTAATAAATAAAGAGAACGGAGAGTTATGTTTCTTTTCACCTGACGATCTAGATAAGCCTGTTATCAGGAGGAAAATATCTAGTGTAATAAAAGCTATAAATAAAACTAAACCACCTGAAGAACTTTGTTATGAACCTGTTGATGATGGTAAAAAAGGTAATAAAAAATTACATAAGAACTGTACATTTTGCCCTCACAAGTTTGAATGTTTTAAAGATTCTAATGATGGTGAAGGTCTAAGAACTTTTAAATATAACAGAGGGTTAACTTACTTTACTAAAGTAGTTTCGACACCAAGAGTCGAGGAAGTTTTATGAATGGGAGAACAAGTAAGGAAATTAATCGTAGAGCAAAAGAACTTTTGTTAGAGTGGATGCAATCTTTAGTTGACAAAGAGTCAGCAAAGAAGTATAATATGAATAACGTCCTTTCATTCACACCAAAACAAACCCACCTATATTATAATGATGGTACTTATCATGTAAGTGCTTATACATATAAATGGTTTATCAATCAAATTAAAAAATTATATTCTTATAAAGAACTACAATCAATTACTCTTGCTGATTGTAAGGAAGTTGCTTCTTGAAAATAAGAAAGGGATACAGAAAACGTAGGGTTGTAAGACCTGTAGAAAAAGACGTACCTGCTACTTATGATTCCAAGTGGGAGTATTCTTTACATCAAGGAACTTTAAAGAACTGGAAACATCATAGTGATACAGTTGAGTACACTATTGAACATAAGTATCATCCTGATTTTATAAGGGTGATAGGTAAGAAAACAATTTTACTAGAAGCTAAAGGTAGGTTCTGGGATTACCAAGAGTATAATAAATATACATGGGTAAGAAAAGCTTTACCTAAAAACACTGAACTAGTGTTCTTGTTCTCTGATCCTTATGCTCCTATGCCTCAAGCTAAGAAGAGAAAAGATGGATCAAAACGTAGTCATGCTGAGTGGGCTGAAACAAATGGTTTCACTTGGTACAGTGAAGAAACACTACCTGATGATTGGACGGAGAAGTAAATGAGTATTGATAATGCAACACCTGAAGAGTGGGATGATGTAAACAACGAACTAAAAAAAGATGAAAGTACTTGGTCAACTAAAGTAATAGCTGATGTTGTTAATGAAACATTTAAAGATATAAATAACCCTAGTCACTACAATAGTGGAGATGTAGAATGTATTGATGGGATAAAGGCATCACTTTCTAAAGAAGAGTTTGAAGGTTACTTGCATGGTAACATTATAAAATATGTATGGAGATTTAGATACAAAGGCGGTGTCAAAGATTTACGGAAAGCAGAATGGTACTTAAAAAAACTAATAGAAGAGATTGATAAATGATAGGCGAAATGTTTTTTAAAGATATTGATGGAGATGTATGGCAGTACGAATTAAAAACAAATCCAAGAGAAGCAATATATTGGGATACTTATAAATTAAAAGTAAGTGATATAAAAGTTTTGGGTAGTGCTGATAAAGAAACTAAAAACAGAGTGCGCCTAGAAATATACAAGGACATTGAAAATGTGGGATCGCAAAGCTGAACGCATAGCTAAGTATAATAGAAAGAAACAAAACACCTACTACAAAAAAACTAGTAAAGGAAATAAAATTAAACACAATGAATCAGAGCAAGATAGGCGAACAAGATTATTTAGGAATTAAAATAAACTATGATCTAGAAGATTATCTAGATTCTTTTACTCTATCTACAATAAAAGATAGGTATCTTTGGGAGAATGAAACTCATGCTCAAGAGGCTTTTGCTCGCGCCAGTATATTTGGTGCTACTTTTAAAGGACATACTGATTACGATCTTGCACAAAGACTTTATTCATACGCTAGTGTTCACTGGTTCATGTTTAGCACTCCTATCCTTAGTAACGGGGGTACTAGCCGTGGCCTACCTATCAGTTGCTTTCTTAATTTTGTTCCTGATTCCCGCAATGGGTTATCTACTCATTATGATGAGAACATATGGCTCGCAAGTGGAGGTGGAGGCATCGGTGGATGTTGGAGTAGTGTGCGGAGTAATGGCGTGGACACTTCTAACGGTTCTAAGTCTACTGGTTCCATCCCTTTCATGCACGTTGTAGACTCTCAGATGTTAGCCTTTAATCAAGGCGTTACAAGACGAGGAAGTTATGCAGCATATATGGACGTGTCTCACCCTGAGATAGAAGAGTTTATAAACATGAGGAAGACTACAGGTGGAGACTTAAATAGAAAATGTTTGAATCTTCATAATGCAGTTAGTATATCCAATGAGTTTTTAGAGGCTGTTAAATTAGATAAAGATTGGAGACTTATTGATCCTAAGACTAACACAGCAGTTAAGACAGTATCTTCCCGTGATCTATGGTTTCAGATAATACAAACAAGAATGGAGACAGGAGAGCCTTACATTGTTAATCTTGATATATGTAACGAGGCTCTACCAGAAGAACAAAAGAAACTAGGATTAGAGATTAAACAAAGTAACTTATGTTCTGAAATAACTTTACCTACCAATGAAGAGAGGACAGCAGTTTGTTGCTTGTCTAGCGTAAACTTAGAACACTTTGATTATTGGTCTAAAGATGATCAGTTTATCCCTGATCTAATTACTATGCTAGATAATGTTCTTCAAAACTTTATTGATAGTGTTCAAGGTAAAGGAGGTTACGATAAGGCTGCTTACTCTGCTATGCGTGAGAGGTCTATAGGTTTAGGTGCTATGGGTTTTCATAGTTATCTTCAAAGAAACAACATAGCTTTTGAAAGTATGTATGCTTCTTCTTTCAACAACAAGGCTTTCTCTTACATAAAAGACAGAGCATCTGCGACTACTCGTAAGCTTGCAGAAGAAAGAGGAGAAGCTCCTGACATGAAGGGTAGTGGTAAACGTAACGCACACCTTCTTGCTATAGCTCCTAATGCTTCTAGCTCTATTATATGTGGCGGTACTAGCCCCTCTATAGAACCTAACAGGGCTAATGTATATACACACAAGACTTTAACAGGGAGCTTTAAAGTTAAGAACAAATACTTAGACGATCTTTTACTTGAGCTTGTGCCTAGTAAAAAGAAACGTGATGAGATATGGAAAGATATAGCAGCACATGAAGGATCAGTACAACATTTAGATATATTATCAGATGCACAAAAAGAGATGTTTAAAACTGCTCCTGAAATAAATCAGATATGGATAATAGAACACGCTGCTATGAGACAAAAATATGTTTGCCAAAGCCAAAGCGTAAACTTATTTTTTAAGACCCCATCAATAGAAGCTGATCAAGAAACCCATGATGTTTTCTTACAGTATCTAAATGATGTACATTGGGCGGGAATACATAAACTTAAATCTTTATATTACTTGCGATCTAATGCTGCTCGTAATACAGAGAATGTTAATATCAAAATTCCTAAAATTAATTTAGAAGAAGAGGGGTGTCTAAGTTGTGAAGGGTAAAATTGTGGAAGTAAAATGGGATGATGCTTGGATTGATACTGAAGATGTTTTAATATCTGAAGCTAAGAAATTAAAAGCTGTGTCTCGTTCTACTGTTGGATGGTTAGTATCTGATAATGAAAATGAATTGATATTAGCTACCGATATGTACCACAATGACAAAGACAAAGAGTATGTTAATGCAATAATGGTTATACCTAAAGGTATGATAATAGACTATTGGGAGTATGTAATAGATGAGCTTACTAGGAACTAGAGATTACTATAAACCTTTTGATCATCCATGGATGTTTGATTATTACGTTCAACAAAATCAAATGATATGGTTGCCAGAAGATGTTCCGCTTCACAATGATGTGAAAGATTGGCAAGAGATGGATGACACGGAAAAGAATTTACTTACACAAATATTTAGATTGTTTACACAATCAGATGTAGATGTAGCATCAGGATATATAGATAGATACATGAGGGTCTTTAAAAAGCCTGAGTCTAGGATGATGATGTCTTCGTTTGCTAACATGGAGTCAATACATCAACACGCTTATAGTCTACTGTTAGATACTGTAGGGATGCCTGAGATTGAGTATAAGGCATTTGCTGAGTATGAGGCTATGGCTGACAAGCATGAATATATAAGTAGCTCTCCATTAAAAATAAATAACAAAGAATCTATTGCTAAAAACTTAGCGATCTATTCAGCGTTTACTGAAGGGCTTCAACTGTTTAGTAGCTTTGCAATACTTTTAAACTTCCCCCGATTCGGTAAGATGAAAGGTATGGGGCAGATAGTTACTTATAGTATTCGGGATGAGTCCCTCCATGTAGAAGCAATGACTAAACTCTTTAGAGAATTTATGCAGGAAAACATTAGCCTTTGGAC